AAGCATCTCATCATATATATCTCCAGCCGCGTCTGTTAGTTTTTCTCCAACAGATGGATATAAGATATCAATACAAGCTCCAACTTCAATGTCAGTTCTTCCAGGGACTGTTACTTCAAATGTAAATTGATCAAAGCCAGTTAAATAACCAAGTCGTTGTCCAGACCTAGAAAGTTTATTTACATTGGTTGAAGTATAAGCATCGGTGCTGGGATTTGTTTCAAACATGTTTCCAGAAGAAGGTACGACATCATCTGCCGAGATATCACCAAATCTATTAAGATCGGTTGCTTTCCACACTCGCCTAGAAAATGGATTTGGTGCGGTGTTATATGGTATTGGAATACCGCCACCAGTGTGTTTATAATCGTCCCAGTTTTTCATTAAATCAAAAGTAAATTCTCTAATTTTTTTAGTACTAAACTCATAAGACATAACGCTATTTGCTAAAGCACCAGAATTATAATATTTTAAAATATCAATTCTAGACGCCACTTTCATATCGTTTATTTTTGTATAAGTTTCTGGTAACAAGTTGCCAGTGTAATTATCAGAAAGATTTCTTCTTGGAATATCTTTCATCGATTCTGGTAAGAAATTATACTCATCAAAACTTTCTCTTCTGTCTACGTTCCATTCAAGAGAAGTAAAATAAAAACCTTTGTTCGACTCATAAAAAAGAAATGAAGGAGATTTCAAAGAATTTCCCACAGCGTTTTTTGCAATGTAATTCAAATTTTGAAATGGTGTCCAATAGTTTGAGATATAAGTAATCGTGTTTCCGTGTTTAGAACTATTATTCATATCTCCGATATAAAGAGGTGTTCTATTACTAGTTCCTCGGTTAAGAGCTTCAATTCTTTTTAGGCGAGTTGAGTTATCGTTGTCAATTTTTTCTATGTGGTTCTCGTAAATACGTTTTGCTAAAGTTGCAGTGTCACCAGAAAATCGATTGGTTAAATAGGTGGTTTTATCTCTATAGGTTTCTAAAGAAGTAAAGCACAACTTATAAATGGCTTCTCTGTCACCATTCAATATCATATTGCTTACTTTATATAACTGGAAAGACTTGTATATTAAATTTCCCCATTCATTTTCAAGTTGTGCAGTTCTAAGTTTAAGAGTGATTATTTCAGTTCCATAAATTGGAAATTTTTCTATCGCATTGATAGCATCTGTTATAACTACATCACCATACATTGTAGGAGAAAAAACATCTTCATAAAGATTAATTTCCACCACCATAGTTTTCAAATCAAAAACAGCACCAGAGCTATTGCTGGTTGTTTCAGCATCATTTTTTGGTTGATATAATAGAACTTCTTCTATTATGGTTTCACCAGCAGTTCCTTTGAATCCCATTACGCTATTGCCACCTCAAAATCTTTTATAAAGTCTGTCAAAGCAGTTGCTTTTAATAGATTTATCTGAGATTTTTCTGAATTTAAACCAGACTCATATTCATAATTTGTAACTGGTTCAATATCTCCAGAAGCAACGAGTGCTTCATCATAATCTACAATAAGATTTGTTTCATGATCTATGTAATGATGAGGCTCCCTAAGATTATTTTCTCCGTACTTATCCACCGCATAATCATATAAAACATCGTCTGACATAGGCCATTCTGTATAAGTATTAACGATATTATTGACAAGAAGGATTGTCCAATAATATTTTACATTCCCATAAATACGATAGGAAACTTCATCTGGTGTTTCACCATTCTGAACAAAATATGGCTCTAAAATATTTGCTTGCACAATACTTCTTACTGGATGTGCTCTAGCAAAGATATCGGTTATTAGTGCGCGGTTTACTTTATCAAGAGGATAAATTAAATCTTTTCTAAACGGTTTAAAGAAATTAGACATTATAGGCCACCCACCACAATAGTATTTCCATTACTGTCTTCTCTTGTTCCATCCAACGCAACACGATTTGAAGTAAGAGTTTCAAGTTCAGTAAAGGAAAGGTTTATTGTAATTTCAGATGGGATACCTAGAGTTCCCTTGATTGAATTAAAACTTTCACTACCTCCGTATGTAATTTTCATATCGGTAAGAACACACGAGGAAATTCTGTTAACGTGTTCATTTACTCTATCCTTGTAACGATATTCAATATTAAATTCCCCAGGAAACGCTAGGAAAAACCCGCTCTCAACTCTGGTGGGGTGCATATTTGTTTTAAACAAATCTATGATAGCCCTAACTTGATTATATTCAGCTTGACTTCTAGGAACAAAATCAAAATTAAAACCAAACTTTCTAAATGCCATACTTGTGAAAAGCTGTTCTTTGTATGGGTTTGCGACCTTTTTAGATGTTGCCGCCGCCGCACCAGAAACATTTACATCAACCCCAAGTGCTTTTGGTACAGATGCCGCCGCTATAATAGCGCTTCTTGCAACAAAAGACCCAGCGTTCCCAGCAGTTTCTAACAGACTATCAGCATTTAGTCCCGTTTCTGCTATTTTTCCAGCAATAGTGCCAATATCTTCTTCATTATAGTTGGCAACATATTGTGTGACTATTGGTTGTGGTATATGAAGTTGTACCACCGCTCCAAGTCTTTCTGTTGAATATGCGTCAGAAACTAGGTCACCAGCCGCATAACCAGCCGCCGCGCCAACCGCTGTTCCGACCACCTTACCAACAAAACTACCACCAAATTGCCCAGCCGCATAGTTTCCAAGGGCACCACCACCAATAGCTCCCGCCGCACCCAAAACTGCCGATGAGTTGTCAGTAAAAAGTCTTGCTTCTTGTGCATACTGATCTTCTAAGTCAGTCTGACTAGCGGCAACAGCCCTTGTATAATCTGGATTGCCATTTTGTGGAGATCTTGTTACTTGACCTTCAACACGTCTATTAAAAAAGAAAACAACAGAGTGTGGAGAATCTTGATCGGCAACTTCTAACGGATATCTATAAAGTTGGGGATAATTACTACCACCCCCAATTGTGACACCCCTTCTTACGTCTAAAACTGCCATATATAAGGTACCCTTAAATTATTTTTTATTTCTCTATTTATATGGTTTATCGAAAAGATTTGCACCAAGGTAGGTTTATACCAGAAAATATTTCAAAATACGTTGGAGATTATCGAAATATCTTTTATCGTTCTGGATATGAACTTAAATTTATGAAATGGTGCGACAAAAATCCAGCAGTTTTAGAATGGGGATCTGAGGAAATAGTAATTCCATATCGATCTCCCATAGACAACCGCATTCACCGTTATTTTGTAGATTTTTATATTAAAATTCAAGAAAAAAATGGTAAACTATCTAAGTATTTAGTCGAAGTAAAACCATCCCGTTTTGCTCAAGAACCCAAGATACCAAAAAGAAAAACAAAAAGGTTCATTGAAGAAGTTAAACAGTGGGGTGTGAATCAATCAAAGTGGAAAAGCGCAAAAGAGTTTTGTAAAGATCGCGGTTGGCAGTTTATAATTGTTACCGAAAAAGAACTTGGCTTATAAATACAGCATGGAAAATATATTCGAATCTATTAGCCAAAAAGCTGGCGATACTGAGCGTTCGTATCAGTGGTATGTTGCGAACATTAAAAAGTTAGCTGGGAACATTCGTTCACCACAATCTGTGTACACATCAGATCTTGGTGAGCTTACTGGTGTTTTGGAGCCAGGAAATTTGTACATGTATATGTACGATCCGAAATATAAAAAGAAACTGCCGTACTATGACACGTTTCCCCTGTGTTTTCCCTTTAAAGAAGATAGTAAAGGGTTTACTGGTTTAAACTTACACTACCTTCCACCGATGTTACGCGCACAGCTTTTTGGTAAATTGCTAGAATATACGGATAGCACAACACTGATGGAAGACACAAAGATTATGGCAAAATGGGAATTATTAGAAAACTATTCAAAATTTCCAGAGACAGTTCCAACTGTTAAAAAATATCTTTACAATAACGTAAAGTCAAGATTTTTAAAAATTAATCCACTACACTGGAAGGCGTCATTATTTTTACCATTAGCAAACTTTGAGAAGGCTTCAAACCAACAAGTGTGGAGAGAATCAAGGGATATGCTATAATGGGAATTTTAGATGATTTTCTAAGCGGTTTCTTCGGCGGTTCTGGCGGTAATTCTGGAACCGAAGACCCTGGAATTACTGGTAAAGGATCTGCACTAGATTCATTTATTTCAGCAGTAAGAACAAAAGACTTTCAAAGGACAGAAAGATTCCGCGTTGTTATATCTCCACCACCAGCATCTGGTGTTGATCTAAATGCAACTAAAGATGTAGCCTTAATGGTAGAGGAGTGTAATATACCTGGTCTAATTCTACAGAATCGTCCCGTCAAATATAATAATAGAACCCAGTATCAACCAACAGCATTAGATTTTTTGGGTCAAGAAGCAACTTTTGTATTTTATTTGCAGTCCGATTGGACACAGAGAAATATGATTGAAACTTGGATAAATTATTGCGTTGATCCAAAAACAAGAGAAGTTGGGTATAAGGATGACATCAACGGTGAGATTAAAATATACCCAGTAAGTAGAACAGGCGAAGATGCAAAAAATCCCAATAATCAATCTATTTACTATACGCTTCATCGGGCATTTCCAAGATCGATTAGTGTAATGCCGATGTCACAGGGAACCAGTGGTGTTGCTAGAACAACAGCAACGTTTACGTTTGATTCATGGTCATCAGATGTTATTGATGGCAGTAAAAAATAATTTATGGAGAATTTATAATGCCGTTACCGCAAATTATGCACCCAACATTTGAAATTAAAGTTCCATCAACGGGTGAAAAATATACCGCAAGACCGTTTTTGGTAAAAGAAGAAAAAATATTAATTATGGCAAGTAGCTCAGATGATACCAGAGACATGATCAGAGCGTGTGTCCAAATTGTAACGAACTGTACATTTGGAGAACTTGATGCATCGAAGCTGGCAATTTTTGATCTTCAGAAAGTTTTTCTAGAAATCAAATGCCAATCTTCTGGATCAAAACAAAACTTCACTTTGACTTGTGGTAACTGTGACGATAGTATTGACTACGAATTAGATCTGAGCACGTTGGAAATTAAAAATCTAGAGAACGCCAAAAATAACAAAGTTCAAGTGGATGATAATATGGTTATCTTTTTGAACTATCCATCATCAATGAATCTTGTTGATTATGACGATGATGAAAACATGTTAGTGGCATGTGGAATTGAAGAAATTTATTACGGGGATGAAAGATATACTTTGGAAGAAGAAACTATAGGCGAGATTATTAACTTTATTGATAATCTTCCTGTTACCGCTCTTGATAAAATTAAAGAATATTTCTTTAAATCACCATTTATGGAGCACATAGTCGAATACAAATGTAAGGGTTGCGACAAAGATAATATTGTCTCAATTAACGGGTACGAAAATTTTTTCGGTTAACTCTTTCTCAAGACACCTTGGAGAACTTTTTTAAAACAAATTTTCTACTTACACATGAACACAATTATAGCGTAGAATCAGTAGAAGATATGATACCTTGGGAAAGAGAAGTTATAGTAAACATGTTATTAACTCACCTAAAAAATAAGGCCGAGAGGAACAAACTAAGGTAATAAAATGGCAGAAGAAAATAATAATAATGTAGGCGAAATTGCTGGTTCAATCAAATCGGGTCTTGCTCCAACTCGTGGTATGACTCGCACCAGCACAGCCACTGTTGCCAGCATGTCATCCTCGTTTTCTAATAAAATTGGCGAAAACAAAGAAAGTTTTGATGCACTCATATCATCAAACTCTCAGTTTGCTGGTTCTGTTGAAACATTTGCCAATACTCTCAAGAAAGTATCCGAACTAAACCGCAAAGAATTTGATCAACAAAGAACAGTTCTTGTAAAAGCCATTGAAGAAATGAAAGAAGCGGCTGGTGACGACAACAAAGAACTTGTTGAGAAAGTCACGGCTGGATTGCAAGATCAAGCAATGGGAATGCAAAACAATCAACGTGAAGGATTCTTTGGAAAAGTTCTTGACTACGGTCAAAACGCAAAAGAGAATATCGGGGCACGAATAAAAGAAGCCAATAACGTTGATCAAGACGCTGGATTTTTTAAAGGTATTGGTCAAGCATTTTCTCCAGACAGAATGTTTCCAGATTTGTTTGGCAAGGGGTTTAAGAAAGATCAAGCAATTTCTGGTGTAAAGGTTAAAGGAAAAATAGGCTTCGGGGGTGGAGTCGATCAAGAAACACCAGCAGAAAAGCAAACAGAAATACTTGAAAAAATTCTAGACGTATTAGAAGGTATTGCCGCCGATGGGGGAATGGGTGGTGGTGGCGGTCTTAGCGCTGGTGGATTCCCACGCAGAAATAGAGGGCCGAGACCAGGAAGAAATACTAAACCAAATAATACTAAACCAAATAATACTAAACCAAATAAAACAAATGCGGCTCAAGATAGAAAGAACAACAGGACACCACAAGAACAACAAGCACGTGATGAGAAAGCAAGACAGATAAAAGAACAGCGTGCCAACAGAGGTAAAGCACCAGACGTAAAGAAAGGTGGCAAAGGTCTTTTAAAGGGTCTTGCAAGGGGTGCTAAATTTCTCCCAGGAGTTGGTCTTGCGGTGTCGGCTGGAATGGGCGCATATGATGCATTCCAAGGCGTACAAAACGCTGGAGAAACTTTTGGTTTAGAAGAAGGACAAGAAGCTTCTCTAGGACAAAAATTTGCCGCTGGCGCTGGAGGATTATTAAGTGGTTTATCATTTGGTCTTGCAGATGGCGATAAAATGGCTAAAGGTCTGTATGGATTCTTTGGCGGTGATGATGATTCACCAGAAGAAATGCAAAAGCGTGGTATGGAAATACCATCGGATACGGATGGCGCTCAACTCAGCGAAAAAGGACAAGCGGCAGTTGATGCTCTTAAAGGTGACGGAGTACCAGAAGTAAATCCAGAAACGGGTAAAAGAGGCATGGTCATTGGAGACACGCCCACTGCCAAGCCCAGTGTTGCAGAAGAAGGTGCCGCAATGCTTGCGAATAAACCTGGAGAAGGTAAGACGCAAGCACAACAAATGTTAGAAAAACTCAAAGCTGGCACTACAAACGTTACCCCTACAACAACTGGCAAGGCGGCACCCGCTAAACGCAAAGGTACAGCGTCAGATATTGACATGGACGCCTATGGTAAAGCGTTGGACAAGATAGAAGAAAAACAAGCCGAACTAGAAGCAATTGGAGATCTTTCTGGTGTGGGTCAGCGAGAAATGAATTCACCAGAGTTCAAAGAAAAGAGAGAAAGACAGAAAGCACTGAAGGCAGAAATTGCACAACTCTTTAAAGAAGCAGACGCCGCGATGGGGAATTCCCCAGAAAAAGATGCGGCTTTTGATGCCGCTCTTGAGGGTGACGGTAGCTTTGATGCCGCTCTTGAGGGTGACGGTAGCTTTGATGCCGCTCTTGAGGGCAGTGATGACTTCTATGATGAAGGCCCACCAACAAAAGGTACTGTAAAGAAGACAACAACAAAAACTGAAACTGGTGGTGGCTCTATAACAAGACGTGCGGCAAAAAGGGTTGACAACGAAAAGAGCACTGCATTAAGAGGACAAGCAGAAGAAGTTCAAGGCAAAATTGAAGCACTTGAAAAGCAATTGGAAGCTGAAGGAAAAGATCCGTTCGATAGCGAAGAACTGTCAAACTTATACGCTGAAAAGAAAAATTTAAACAACCAAGCAAATCAAGCGATGACGGAAGTAGCTCAAGATGATATTATTGAAGCTGGTAAAAACCAATCATCGACAATTGTTGAGAGTGCAACTGCGGATGCTTCTCAGAGCCAAGCCCCAACTATCATCAACAACAATCAGTCGGCACCACCAGCGGCACCCGCTTCATCGCCACCTGTAATCGTGACATCGCCAATAGGTGTTAGAAATAACGAAAGCAGTGCTAAAGAAAATGTATCAAGGGTCTACTGATTCTGGTTCGTATGAGTCAAATGCTTTGAGAAGTTCAACTTCTCCGTCTGGGTGGATTTTATGTCTAAGAAACTTTTCTTCAATTAGAATTTCAATAGTTTCTTGAATATGATATTTTTTGAACATTGCGTGCCCAAAATACATACCGATAATGGTACCAATAATATAACTTACTATGATTTCCATAAGGAATTCTCCATTCAGTTACATCAGTATATATAATAACTACAAACCCGTCAAGGAGTAAAACATGGACAGACAACGTGTATTCGAACAATTAAAAATAGATGAAGGTGTTGTGTATGAAATATATCACGATCACCTTGGATACCCAACGTTTGGTGTAGGACATCTAGTTGTTGATGGAGACGCAGAAGTAGGCCAAGCTGTTGGCACTCCCGTATCAGAAGAGCGTGTTGCGGAATGTTTCGAAAAAGATCTTGATGTCTCTATCACTGAGTGTAGGGCGCTGTATGGAGAAACGTTTGACCAGTGGCCCGACGAAGTACAAGAAGTTCTCGTCAACATGATGTTTAACATGGGAAGAGGTCGTCTCGCTGGATTTAAAAACTTTCGTACTGCTCTAGAAGAGGCTGATTGGAAAAAGGCCGCAGTAGAAGGTAGAGATTCTTTGTGGTATCGCCAAGTTACTAATCGCGCAGAAAGGTTAATGTCTCGTTTAGAAAAAGTATGAAAAAACGTGTTGAAGAAGTTAAATCATGGGAACCGTTTAAACTCAGTAAAGATTGGATACAATACAAGCACTCACCAAGATTAAAAGATAATGGTTTTATTGGCTATGATAGTGATGGCGTGTTTGATATGTGGGTTGATGGTCTTTTTTATGAAATAAATCAACTTGGTCACCGTTGTGAATTTATACCAGATGATAAAGATTACGGTGTTGCCGTGGGTTGTTCTCATACATTTGGATCATCACTCAATCTTAAAGATTTGTATCACCAAAACTTAGACACAAAGTTGCCCGTATACAATCTAGGTGTAGGTGGATCCTCAAATCAGGTTTCTATTCATAATTTATCCAATCTACTTTTAAACCATAAAAAACCTAGCTTTGTTATATTTCAGATATCAAGCAAAGAGAGATTCACTGGAATAGAATTAAAAGAAAAAATAAAATACATGCAAAATTTTGGAGTTTGGTCATTGGCAGACGAAGGAATTTGTGAAGCCATGTTATGTCTGGATGAAGTAAGTGCTTTTGATATAAGACTACAGACAGACATCAAAATAGTCGAAGCTTTATGTAGAGACATTCCGCTGGTGTTCGCAACGCACAGCAATTTTGTTGAAGAGGGTGAAATAAAAACAACTGCTCCTCAGTATTTTATGAAATTAACAAAAACTTCAGCAGACAACATGCATAGTTGTAAAGAAGATCATTTGCGATGGGCAAAAGACTTATCTGAGATAATAAAAAAGGGGCCGAAGCCCCTTAATGTCTCTCAAGCTATAACTTATTGACAAATGAACAAGCCGTCGGCATTTGGGCTACATGTGATTGGATCTGCTAGATCCGCACCCAACTGTTGAATCGTTGCATTCAAATCTTCAAGGACTTGTGAATAGTTTGTGCTAGTCAGCGTATTATTAGCAAGTGATGTTGCATTGTTATCAGCAATAATACCAGCCATAGTAGCATTAGTATCTTGATTGATAGCATACATTCCTTCCATGCCCCACTGAGCGATAGTAGTCATGTTAGTCATGCCAGTAGTTGCAACAGAGTCAACTGTAGCGAAACCAGTTGTAGCAATGTTGTTAGCAGTTGTCATGCCATTTGCGGCTGTTAGTACAATGCCAGACATTCCAGCAGTAGCAACATCACCTACAGTATTAAATCCTGCTGTAGCGATATCGGTGTTAGCACCAAAGCCAGCAACAGCGACATCAGCAGTTTGACCACCAGCAGTATTCAATGCATCAAAGCCAGCCAGAGCCACTTCAATTGCACCACCACCAGCAGTAGCCGCCGCATCAGCCCATGAACCACCAAGATTGGTAACCATGTTCTGTTGACCCAACTGAATTGCTTCATTGGTCGCAAAGCTTGCCATCTGGATATCTTTGGAGTTATCACTAGCATTCATAGAGACCGCCGCTTGAATGGCTCCAAGACCAAGAGTGCTTACTGCGGGAGTCAAAACTTGTGCCCACTTAAGAGCAGAAGATTCAACATATTGAGGAGCAATCACTTTATCTTGACTCAGCGCAATTGCCATTACTGCGGCAGTAGCGGCACCAGGATCTGATGAGTTTGCCATTTGCGAAAGTGCGAGATACTTTGCTTCTTGTGCCCTACTTGCGCTTTCTTGTGCCGCCTGCATTGCAATGTAATAATCCTGTGCGGCTTGATTACCAGCACATGCAGTGGTAGCTGAAAGTACAAAAGCAGACACGCAAAGAGCTTTAAGTAGTTTCATTGTGTTTCACCTTTGTTAATTAACGTTAATTTTTTTGCTTTGTAAGCATCAATAAATTTATTTATATATTCTCTTCTTTCAGGGCCGAGAGAACTGCCCATTAACATCGACCAAGTTACGTCTGGATCAATGAAAAATTTATCAAACGTAAATGGATCTATATTATTATATCTATATATCTCTTCTGTGTCAAACTCATAAGCACAGAATTTTAACGCATCTACAGTGGTAAAATTACCATTATCCCAACTGATGTAGCCATATTCTTTGTTCTTTAGTATATAGTCAAGTTTTTGATAAAAATTACTATTTGATGATTTTATTTCCAAATTTTTAGGGTATGGTGCTTCTGTGTAGCCAAAATCTTTCCAAGACTTATCAAATTTCGAAAAATGAGTTAATTCGTGAACTGGCGAGTCAAAATCTCTGATCATGAGTGTACTCATCACACATGAATTTTTATACCAGTATTCGTGTATCCACTTTACTCCTTCGCGAAGAGATTCCATAGTTTCGTAAGGCAGACCAGCAATTAAAGAAATGTGTCCCTTATAGTAACCAGCATTTTTTCTAAAATATTCGTCCACCGCAAGAAGGCCATCTTGCAGTTTTGATGGATTCATTCCTTTACCAATGGCCTTTGCGGATTCGTAGTTAAACGATTCTACACCATAAAAGTGCGAACAAAATCCCATATCAATCAGGTTGTCCCAATCTTTTGGTCTTGATACTAAAAGGTCTGCGCGAATATATCCAGTGAGTTTTGGTTGAAAGGGAAGCTTTTTCATTACTTCCGCATATTTTGCAATTTTCTCACTTGAGTCATTGAAAGTCTCATCAAGCACCATATAATGCTCTGTGCCATGGCGATCATAATTTTTTAACAACTCATCGTACAAATTATCGGCATACCGAGTGTGGTCTTCTTTTACACCAAGAACTGGGAAAGAACAAAAGGCACACTCAAACTTACACCCACGAGAAAATTCTAGGAGTAAAATTTCTCTGTCGGAAATGAAGTCACGATCTTCATATCTCACTGTCAAGTCAGATTTAGGAAAGGCACGATAATCATCGTAACAATTAATTATTCTGTTGGTGTGTTTTGGTTCCTCTCCACCTTGAAAATATTGAAGAAGGTGTAGTATTGCATATTCACCAAAGCCAAATATCATCCAATCACAACCAAGACCAATCATTGAATTGTTCTGGCTACCAGATACTGTTGGAATGTTTGGATATGTCTTTCTCAACCATTGTATGAATTCATTTACAATGGGAGATTCAATAGTGAAGGTTGAACTAAACCCAAAGAATAAAGTTTGATCTGTTATACGAGTTGTAACAAAACTTTTTAATTCTTCAAGAGACCACGCATGAATGTAATCTAAAACTTCGATGTCGTAGTCATGTTCTCTTAGGAATGTAGCTATTTTATGTGCGCCAATAGAGCGACGAATACTAATTTCATCGCCTATCATATTTTCTCTTAGGCCACCAAAAATTAAACCATGCATAAAAAACGGGCCGTTTATACTCGTGCCCAGGAGAAAAGGTAATTAGTCTTCTGCAAGCTTTGAGAAGTATGACATGGTGTCTTCGTCATCATCTGAAACATCAACAGAGACTTCCACGTTATAGTCTTCATCAACAGAGGTTAGCTCTTCAGCACGACCTACGGGA